AGCTGACTTACAGAAACGCACAAGACGGGGGGATTCCTTATCAATATATAGTTTGACATACGGTGCCCAAGTCGCTATCTTTGTCTTAACCCAGTATTGTTCACGATAGATGTATAAACGCTTAGAAGGAGATACAGCAGCATACCCAATCCACGTCATCGCCGCGAAGCCCCAATCACCAATGATGATACGCGGCCACCATTGGGGGATATCAAACGGTTCGATTACATGGAGAGCATTATCTGGCTCATCCTCAAATTTCCTATCACGAAACTCATCAAATACTTGGCCCTGATACGCATCCCAATCGCCAAGTAACTTCGCCTTACGTTCAGCCTCAATCGTTATTCCTTGGAGAGACTGTTTGTACGTGGGGTCGATATGTTTATTGTCGTCAAGTGTAGAGTGAATGTAGATTCGCTTATTACCACCACGTCCTTCGATGATCTTGCCACCCGCAGGGTAAGGTTTAATGAATCGTTTGTAAGTCCATGTATGTCCAATTCCACCCGGCATTCCTGCCGCTCGCGTAATACTAGGCAAACCGGAGTCTTTTGGAGCACGATTCCTCTGAAAGGTTATGTAAGTGTAAATCCACTCAGTGATTGAAGTTAATTCGTCTGGAGTGTATAAGCAGATTTGCATCGTGTCGTACTGATGCACGTCATCTTCATTCTCACAATGACCTAAAAAGATCATCGCTCCTTCGTTGGTTCCACCTGTTCCACCATATTGATCTGGACGTGGAAATGTCCAACACATCTCTGTCTTATTAAGTGTCGCACCAAATTTTCTATACAGTTCTCTGGAACGTGGGATAATTTCATTTCGTAGTTCGGGATAGGTTCTACGCATGAACACCTGCTTAAACTTTGGATGTTCATGCCATCTATGCACAATCCCGTAGAGTAGGAGGACGTCGGATTTACCTGATCCAGCACCACCGCCATAGAACGCTTCCTTAACTGTAGTAGGAATAGACAGGAATAGAGCCTGTTTAGGCTCGGGCCTCCACTCATTACGACTGAATACTGGCTTTTCTGGAGCCTGAATTAGCGTTTCCACTTCTTATCCCAGTATCTAATCGCCGCTTCGCCTACTTGTTTCTCTCGCTCTTTATCCCGTTTAATACATTCGTCTACTGAAGCATGGAAAATCTTAATCTCAAAGTCCGCTCCACATCGTCTAGCCACATCACGTAGTGCAGCCTCATGTCGTGGCGAGATGTTGGGGTCAGTTGAGATTACGTCCTGTCCACACTTCAATGCTCTGTAAATTCTGGCTATCTTTTCCTGTTGTACCAAATCCTCGTACATATCAGTGTAGCCACCGAATTGATCTTTTCTAATAATATCAGAATCTATAATTGTTACATTCGGCTGAGAAGCAGCCCAAGTAGATTTACCAGACGCCGGTAAACCTTTACACATAGTCAGTTTCATAGTTACATCATCTGCATCTTACGGCGTGGCTGCATCGACGCGCGCTTAGCACCCGCCATCGCCATCATCTGCTGTAACTTCCCCATCTGTGGGGCTACCCCGCCCCCAACCTGTCCCTGAATCTGTCCCATTTGGGGAATTTCAGGTCCAGAAATACCACCCGGCATTACACCCGGCTGCATCATGCCCATATCTTCAGGCGGAGCCGCTCCCATACCCATATCAGGCTGCTGCATAGGCATAGGAGGTAATTGGGGCATCATCTTCGGAGATGGCCCAATACCTGTAGCCTTACGGATAGCTCCTGCACCTGGCAGACCAGCCAATGCTTGACCACCCGGCATCTTACCAGCCAACTTGTTCAGCGGCTTCAATGGCGCTTTGAGTGCATTACCTAACTTCTTCATGAATCCGGCCATGTTAACTCCTACTATTTACCTAATTACCACAACTGGAAGAACCCGACTAACTGTTCCACTACTAGAACTACAAGTAAGAGTGAATGTAGCCGAGTTAACTAGAGTCAACTGAGTGAATCCAGATGTGGGAACATCACCAACACTCGGGTCAATCCTACATGTTAATCCAGTAGGACCAGAAACTGCCCAACGCAATGTAACCGTCTGTCCAGATAGAACTGTAGTTCCGGGTTCCGCCGTGAACAGATTGATTACTGCATTGACTGGTGAGTTGGATGGAGTAGTCGGAGTATTGATACCGACATCACATCCTACTGTAAGTAAAAGCAGTACAATCAACATTCCGAAAGCGACTATCCGAATGAATAACCGTTCAATAAGATTCATGATTAGTCCGCTGCTTTACACACTACAGTTGTACCCACGAGGGCGGAACGAATGAATGCCGCTGATGTATTAGTTCCACTTACTAAAGCGACAAATGTAGTACCATCAGCCGATACTTCACACGCGGCTGACGTAGTTACATTCACCAGTTTAGCTGGCAGAGCGTATACCACGTTCTGTGTAAGTACCCACGGCATACCGACTGATAGGAGCTGTGTTGGCATCTTACTTCCTCACTCACTTCTTGATGCGCGGAACGAATGAATTGACGCGCATGATTCGCTTAATTCTCTCAGGTGTTAATTCATGCTTAATCGACATGAAATATTTCATCAGCAATGGACTCTTGAACTTTCGTACAAGTAGTCGAACTGATGATTCCACATTCGGTGGAACTAAGTGTTCACTCATTACAGAGTGACGGCAAAGTCAATTGGTGTGGATTCCAATGCTCCACTACGCACAGTGACAGGAGCCATGCCTGGAGTAACTACAAGAGCCATATCGATGGTTGTAGTCAACTCGGTTGGAGATACGTAGATGGTAGGAGCCACGACACCCTTAATGAAGATTTGGGATGTTGGTACAAACGCACTACCATGAACGTGCAGAGTGAAATCAGGCGCACCTACCGCAATCGTGTTGGGCACGAGTGAAGTAACTACAGGCAGAACATCAGGTGGTGGCGTAGGTCCACTACCACCTTCCAATGCACCCGCTAGGAGCGTAAGGAGAATAGCTTTATACGCCTTCTCAGCGAAGAAGGAATCAGAACATGCTAGAGCAAGGATGTCCTTGATGTACTTTTTCTGCTCAGTCGTAGCCTGTAGTACAGGAGTACCGGAAGCAAGAACTGGAATGAAAGGATCGTATGCCATCTGAATACTCCCCAACTATGGAAGGAACGTAAACGTCATGGTGTTGGAGAGTAGTCCATTCTCATTCTGGACTTCCACACCGATTGGTACTGGAAACTGAGCGGTAGCCATGTTCACTTGCGTAGTCAACTTGGTAGGTGATACATATGTAGTAGGTTCAGGCGAACCATTCCACATGATCACGGATGTGGGAGTGAATCCCATTCCATTAACCTGTAGAGTGAACGACGGCGCACCAAGTAGAACTGATGCAGGAACTAAACTAGTCAAGACAGGAAGAACTGAAGCAGGCGCAGTTAGGATGAATGTAATTGCATCCTCCGCCTTACGCGCGAACTGGATATCCGATGAACAAATTTCCAGTACGCCACGAATAAGTTTCTTCCGCTCATCACTAACTACACCCGGAGCAGATAGAAGTACAGGACGAAATACATCCTGCTGAAATGGTTTGGCTACAGGCATGAACTACTCCACTTCCGAATCAGGGTCATTAAAGACCACGGACTTAATAGCCCACATCGCAGCTTCTTCGTTCTTTGTGATAGCGATTGACAACTGCCTACTCTGTGGACAGACCTCTTTCAATGTCTGTTCCACATGACTATAGAGTTCGCGCAGACGAGTAATTGCCTCTAATCCACGCGCACTTGGTTTGTGATAGGCGTAAGGCTTATCAATCATTATTTACTCGACCACCTTAATTGTTTCAAATGATCGCTCATCACGGAACTGTGGAGCGAAAATTACGAACTGGGGCGCTTTCGCACCATCATCAGTTGGACTAGCCTTTTCAGGCTCAAGATTCTTGATTACTACCGTCATATCCTTAGCGATTGATGCGAGATCTTTTGGATCTGCATTATCCAGCTTCTCTTGGGATATAGCGGACAAAGCTCCATTCAATGTATTCTGGGCGCGCTTAATCGCACGCTGCCGAGATTTATTGATATGGGCTATGATGGACTTACTGGGGGAGTCGTATGTCTTGGTGCTTGTCGCACCATTCGCGTAAGCACTTACACTACTCGGAGAAACATTAAAGTCTGATGCTAATTTTAATGCAGCTTGTCGTCCATCTATTACAGCAGTTTCACCAATAATCTTACGTAGAGATTCGGGAACATTCGTATCTCCTTCTTTCCTACCCCTACTAGGCATATCGACAATAGTAGTATATGGGACCCGATTCCCATTGGCAGGAGCATTTAAATTCTCAAGTTCTTTCGTTAGCTCATCATCGCTAACAAGTCCAATAGGCATGACACCACCTGTCTAGGATGGAATTACATGTAATGACAGGTGTAAGAATTGGGCAGACTGTCGGCTACCGTCCCGAATCTTACACCCATTCAGGCCGAAAGTCAAGCCCTCTATCTCCTTTGTTTTCAGTCACTTCTGAGGGATAGGTCATTCGACCTCTCACTGACCTCTTATACTTAGTATCTACATATAGGGAATCATGAAATATGGGACCCTATTTTTATATGTAATTTTCTATCACAGGATTATATGTAATTGACTGACACACATTATCTTGACCAAGCCCCCTCCGATCGCGTAAAAAATACGCGTGGCTCATGGGTGTCCCCCACATGCCGGGCCACAGGCTCTAGGAACGCGTAGGATCAACGATCTCGCCTCACTCCATATGGGGATACGCGCTCGGATGGCGCTTGTCCTCGGGCCTCCTGCCCATCCGGGCCTGACCCCGGTCTGACAGGTCAAAAATAAATGTTGCACAGGTCGTTTTTTCGCTTGACTCCCAACATGCGCCATGAGACACTAGTCAAGTCGATTCTGACTAGCGCGCTCGGAACGCAAGTTAACCGAACGCCCGCAAGGATAGACCAAGTTCAGAGGTAAGGCGCTTGACTCCCGGCGACTACCTCAAGTAAGATGGTCTGGTAATACTGACTCGGCAGAACCCGAGACTACACGTAAGGATACGACAGTGGAAAACAAGACGCAGACTTCGGAAGCAAAGACGGCATACGGCAAGCCGTTGGACACGCCCATCAGCTATGACTATAGCTGGACGATTTACCAGACCGATGAGGAACTGGTTGCGGCCAAGGACGAGTTGACGCTGGAGGAACAGCGGAAAACGCGTAACACCGAACGCCAGAACAACGCGCGACAGAAGGCGCTGACCGCTGCTCTGGACGCGGCTGGCATCGTCAAGCCCACGCTGGAGAATGATGACCAGCTTCGTTTGCGCGAAGGTTTCAAGGTGGCAATGTCCTCGGGACGTTACACCGTGGAACAGGCTCGGGAAGTGGTCGCCACGATGCTCGGCATCGAGTGGGCCGACCAGCAGTAAGACACGATACCGGCGGGATGCTAATACAGGTCCCGCCGGACCTTTCGCCGCGAGTCACCCGCGAGTAATTCCCACCTGCTAGAAAACACCCAGGCACAACACGCGCCCGACCACGCCGGCCCAGGCCGCGCCGCCACGACCTCGAACCTCGCCCCTGTGCGCGTCCCTGTACCAGTACCTGTGCCAAGACCATCATGTAATTTCTGTGCATAATCCTTACATGTAATCCTTACAGGTATTTATTACATGTAATCTATACATGTTACACCTCGCCATGCCTGTGCCTCCCCCTGTGCCGATGCGCACACATTTCACGATAAGACCTACATGTAATCCCTGTGCGTAATCATTTCATGTAATGAGGTGGGGGAGGGGGAGGGTAGTAGAGGGACGGAGGGACGGATAGAGTTAACCCCCCTAGTAACCCTACATTCCACCACTCATGTTTCCGCTTTGGTTCTTTTCTTTATATATTTTTTATTTTTTTTTTTTTACAATTAAGGAAAACATGAAAAGGCGGCGGACGAGGCTTGACACGTCCCCATATGGTGTGCTATACTCGCTCCGTCCGTCCGTCCGTGTCTGCCGGGGAGAGGGGAGGGGAGAGTATCCCGACCTCGTATCGGTCGAGGATGGACATTACATGTATTCAATGAGGTAACAACATGGCTAGAACAGGTCGAGTGAATCACACGCACAAATACTACAAACACACTAATGGACTCTGGCATTGTGCTGGTATGGAGGGATGTACTCACTACGTACCCAAGAACATGCCGGACCCTGTTGGGCGCACATCAATCTGTTGGGGATGCGATAAGCCGTTCACTCTACTCCCCGAGGACATGAAGCAGAACAAGCCAAAATGCGAGAACTGCGTAGAGGAATTCGATATGCGCGGTGACATCATCGAACAGATGCTCGCTGAGAAACTCGCTGAGAAGCGCGTAATCAAACAAATCAATAGACCATCGGCGAGTATCGTATCTACTCCGAAGAAACAAGTAGAACAGGATGAGATTGAAGTAATCGATGCTGATGAGGCGCACTCGGCGGATTGTGGCGTATA